CGGCAGTGGGGTTGACGGTCGGCGTCGTCAACCTGTTCCGCAAGACGAAGGAGCAGAAGGTCCGCGAGATGATCCGCAACGCCTATGGCGTCGACATTCAGGACAGGGGCATTCAGGCGCAGATCGTGGAGATCGCGAACCAGCGGTTCAACGGCGACATCCGCATGGCGGTGTTCAGTCCGGAGGTACAGGAACTGGTGCGGCTGTATGCGTTGAACACCGGGCAGACGGCGGGCCTGCCACGCCCGATGTATTCGGTGACCTCCGCGCAGTCGGCGTCGGGCCGGCTCCAGGTGCAGCCGGTCTACTCGGGCGGGCGGCTGGTGGCGAACCCCTACGTCGGCACGACCACGACTCAGGTGGCGCAATCGCTGGCGAACAACCAGCCGCTATTCCTGCAACTCAATCCGCAACAGGCGACGAGCCTGTTCAGCGGTCAGGTCATTCAGGTGATGGGCAACAATCCCGGCGCGGTGGGCGCGGCAAACACCACGGCGGCGCGGTCAGGCCAAGGCAGGCAGGCGCAGTCGAGCGCATTGCTGGAGCCGACTACGGTGACGGCGTGAGGCTAACGCGAACGGGTGAACGACGAGGTGCAGTTAAAGATGCGGTCCTTCTCCTGCGGACTTTGCGCGAGATCGACTGTGCAGTCAACGAACGCGATGCGCTTACCCAGATGCTGCTTTTCAGCGGGATCGGCAATGGTCTTCACCCAGACGCGCCCGACGTGGTCCGGATCAGGTTCGCCTTGCGTATGAACGACGCGCCAGTTGTGCGGCCATTCTTTTTTCAGCACCTGTTGTTCGATGTATGCCGACGCGGATCGCGAGGCCACGCCGACCTCCGACAACGAGCGGTAAGGCTTTTGGGGTTGAGATCCGCAACCCGCGGAGAAGGCCGCGAGGGCCAGAAAAGCGTACTTCATAGGGTTCCCGTTGAGACGTACTATTTTAACCCGTTTCAGGGGGCGTATGCCGGGTAACATCCAGCCCGCCCAGCCGGTCGATGTCCTGCCCGCCGGATTCTATGCCGTGCTGGAGGAAGAGCTTCGCATCGAGAGCTACGTCAACCGCTATCCGGACGGCAGTTCCGACCGGGCCGCGTTGGCGGCGAACCCGCGCCGGTTCTGGCGGATCACCCGCCGGGTGAAGCCTGCGGACTACTCGACGCTCTACACGTTCTTCCGGAATCATCTGGCGCAACCTTTCTACTTTTACGTGCCGCGCGAGACACAGCCGGCGTTCACGCCCGATCCCACCGGGGCCTCGCCGTTTGGCAGATACGTCGTGGTCTGGGACGGCAACTGGAGCGATCAGTTCGGCGTCGGGCGAAGCGAGGTGTCACTGGGCCTCAGGGAGGTGGCGTGAGGTGGACTACCTCGGAGCGGTGCCCATTCCAGATCCTCCGGTCGTCGCGCCCTTCCCGCTGACGGGCGATTATGGCGGCGGCATGGACTACGAGCCGCAGATTGCCACTCATGTCTTCGACCAGCCGGGGCTGAAGACGGAGCAACGCTACCTGATGGGCGCCGGGACGCGCCGCTTCCGCATCCAGCGCGATCACCTGTCGTGCAACGAGTTGAACGACCTCAAGTCGCATTGGCAGCAAGCCTTTGGGCAGTACGCGCAATTTCCGTTCACCTATCGCGGACCTGGCGGCGATGAATCGATCACCGCGCGATACGAGAACCCGAACCTGGACTTCGCGCATCTGACCGCATACATCGCGTCGATCAACGGCCTGACCCTGCTCGAGGTTCCGGCCTCGACGCCGACGTATAACGTCGCGGCGGAAGTGTCGCGCTTTCCCGACACCGTCCTGACGCCGGCTCTTGAGGCGCAAGTGCAGCGGTTCATCCCGCTGATCTCGATCTATCCGCGAGGCGTGGCCGATATCCTGCGCGTCTCCAACCAGCGGTGCTCGGTCGGCGGCAACCTCTATCTCCCGCGCCTGCTCGACTGGACGGGAATCTCCCAGACCATCAACGAGACGAGCGACTCGGCCTCGTTCGCGTTGGGCAACGCCGATGACGTGTTCGTCACCTACGCGAACCAGACCAACCTCTACCGCGCCGACATCGCGTTCGCGCTCTACCACGTAAACACCGGCTACCTGATCAACCTCTGGGCCGGGTATGCGCGACCGTGGACCCTCACCTCGGACGGCATGTTCATCTTGCCGGCGTCGGACGGGCTTTATGAATTGACGCTGGCCTACCCGTGGCGGAACGTCTCGCGGACGTGCTGGAAGAAGTACAAGGGGCCGCACTGCCCTTCGACCTCGTCGCATTCCGACTGCCCGAAGGACTACGCGGCGTGCGTCGAGCGAGGCGTGCCCAAGAGCTTCGGCGGCGTGGTGGCGGTTCCCTCCGATGTCCGCGTGCGCGACAAGCTGGCCGCGTTGGTCGGCATCCGGTCGCGCATCACCAGCGTCAGCGTAGCGGAGGAGTCGGCCTACCAGAGGCCCTTGCAGGAGGTCTACACCGACAAGCCGATGAAGGTGAACTGCGACGTGGCGGCGGGCCGCGACGAAGACACCTTCTACTCCGCGTTGGGCATCGTGGGCGAGGGGCCTATCGGGAAGTACTCGCTGAACCTGATCAAGCACCAACTCGACAACCAGCCGCCGCACGACCCCAGGAAGAACGGCGGATGGCGCGGGATTCTCGGAACCGATCCGGCGGCGCCCAGCGACTTCTTCGCCCTCGACCGGGCGCCGTGGGGCATGGTTCCGTCGGAAGCCACCTATGCGGCTGGCGTGGCCTTCGCGGAGATCCGGCGCACCGACGAGAAAGGCTTGCAGCTCGCCGCGGTTTCCGACCGCGCCATGACCGTCACGGTGGACGAGGGCATTGCCGGCTGGACCTGGACGGCTCCCGGCGCCCGCGTCTGGACCTCTGCCCTGTCGAACCCGGTCTGGGTCGCGGTCAACGTGTACCTCCGCGCCATCGGCCTGCGCGTCGATCCGTCCCGCGCCGCGGACATCCCGGTCGCGGTGATGGAGGATTTTGTCGATATCCCGTCCTGCATCGCCGCGGCGGCGATCTGCGAGGAAGTGGTCGAATCGATGATCGTGCCGGGAACCTACGAGCGGCAGTTTCCGTTCCGCGGCGTGATCAGGGAGCGCAAGCCGCTCAAGGACTGGTTGCAGGAGATCCTGAACTGTTGTTGCGGCTGGTTCACCTTCGTCACCGGCAAGCTCTGGATCGGCATCCGTTTCCACTCGGGCACGCCGTCAGAGTACACCTTCACCCGCGCGAACATCCTGTTCAAGTCGTTGGAAGCCTCGCCTCTCAGCCCCCGGTTCAATTGGTTAACCGGCTCGTTTGGCGACGAGGAGTTCGACTGGGCTTTGAATAGCGTCACTCTCTACGACATCTCACACGCGCTCTGGATGGGTGAGGCAACCGGCTCTCCGCAGTACCTCCAGAGCACCATGAACTTCGTCGGCGTCTCCAACAAGAGCCAGTGCGCCCGCCTGATCACCACGCGCCTGCGCGAGGAACTGGGGGGCCTCTGGGACAACGCAGGGGTGAACGAGCAGATCCGCGCCCGCCACCTCCGCTTCCGCACGACGCTCCTGGCCCTGAAGATCATGTGCGGCGACGTGATCCGGCTCGACCACGTTCGCCTGCCGGGTGGACGCGGCGAGGGGCGTGTCCAGTCTTGGACCCTCAATCCGGACTTCTCCATCGACATCACGGCAAGCTGCACGACCGACTCGATGTACCTTCTGACGACCGGCCCGAAGCCCGCCGACGGGCCATCGAAGCCAGTCCCGCCGGAACTGCTTCAGTCGATCTCGGGCCTTGCCTGGATGCCGAACCATGTCGCGCCGTTCCCCGGCGATCCGCTCTATCCGGACACCCGTGAAAAATCCTTCGATCTCTGGCAGGACTACAACATCCAACGCGACGGCGTCTGGTCACCGGCCATCTGGGTCGGCGGCGAGGAGGTCATCAACCAGTTCATCGCGCCCGTGCAGCCGCGCATCACCAACGTGGTCCGGTCGGCGGGCGGGCATATCTCAGGGCCGGTCACCGTGTACGTCGCGGTCACCATGCGGGACCTGACCGGCGCTCCGTCGTCGCCGTCGAACCTGTACGCGCTCTGGATTCCGGAAGGCGTGGTCGATCAGAAGCTGACCATCTCGATGATCCCGGCGCCCAGCGGAACGTGGGCCGGCTGGGACCTCTACATCGGAACCGACCGGCGGCGCATCGCGTTGCAGGAGTCGCGCAACGAGGCCCTGCCCTCGAGCTATCAGTACACCGGCTTCCTCGCGCCGATGACGCAACAGTTGCCCGACGCCGCCGCAGAGCGCGTTCGCCTCGCCGCCAAGCACGTCTGGCATTCCGGCGTGGCCGGCGTGCTGGTGACTGGCGTCACCGCTCCGAACCAGATCCAGGCCGACAACTTCATCGGGGCCACCGACAACTGGGTCGGGCGATACCTGTCGGCTCTCGCGGATCTGTCGGACGGATCGGCGCCGCTCTGGAACTTCCAAGTCACTGCCTTCAATCCCGCGACCGGCACGTTCACGGTCACGCCCGATTGCGTCCGCGGCGATCCCGCCGACTCCGTCGAACCGGGTGACGTGCTCATCGTGCGGAGCATCGGAGTCAGCGCCGGCGCGGACTGGGTGGAAGATCCGCTCTGGAATAACAGCGTCGGGCGGCTGCAATTCCCCGACACCAACGGCCTGCGCCCCGACGAGGAGATCGGGCGCCTATACCGCATCCTGCGCGGCAAGGGGGCCGGCCAAGTCCGCGCGATCACCGCGAACACCAACGTGCGCGTCACCGTCGAGCCACCGTGGGAGGTCCAGCCTGACGCGACCTCCGTCGGCATCATCGAAGCGCACGACTGGGACTACGCGGGTGTGACGAGCGAACTGCTGGTTCCGCGACCGGGGCAGGCTTTCGAGTTGAGAGTCCGCGTCGACAACCTCGCCACGATGGTCGCGTTGGTGGGCGGCTTCCTGGTGGACCGCGAGGGCCGGATCAGCGACGAGGAGTTTGCCGTCTACCGCGAGATCTTCATCTACGGCCAGCCGCCGGGAGTGCGCGAGGTCGGGCCAGAGGCCCTCGATCCGGAAACCAGCGAGGCATGGACGGTGTATGCCACGGACCAGACGATTCGCGCGGACACCAGCGAGAGGGACATCGCCGTTCAGTTGTTGCCGCTGGCCCAATATCAGGGGCGCACGATGTACTTTTCCAACGATAATGGACCTAACAATCTCACCGTCTTCTGCTGGCCTGGAGAGTTTCTGTTCGATGGCCTGGAGACGGTGACCGTGCCTCCGCAGGAAACCTTGAGAGTGACCGCAGGGTAGCTGTATGCCGACGACTACCAAGATCGGAACCTGGATCTACGAGCGCACCAGCCCTACCGGGGGAACGGGCGGCGGGGGCGGGGGCGGGGAGGAGCCGCCGCCGGTCATCGATCTCGATTCCTCCGTCGAGGAGAAGGAAGACGGGCAGATCGAGGTTGCGGTCCACTGGAAGAAACACGCTGACGCGACCGCTGACAACTTTACGGGCGTCAAGGTGTACCTGGAAGATCCGGATGTCAGCGAGAAGGCGACGGCGCCTCTCAATGACACGGTGACGTTCGGCCAACGCGGAACCACGGGAACGCCGACCAGCGTGGTGTCCGGAACGTGGCAACCGATCCCCAAGACGGAGAGCACCAAATCGCCGGCAGTCCTGCTCATCCCCGGCAAGGCGATCTGGCGCCCGATCCGCGTCTATCTGCTCTCGTACCATCGGAGCCGGGTGGCGAAGTTCGTCCGCGCCAATCTGGCGAACCCGACGCCCAATCTCCGCATCGGCATCAATGCCGCGCGGAACGTCCTCGTCAGCGGCATGGAGAATACGTGGCTGATCGAGAATCCGCAAGCGATCCCGGTCTTGGATTTCGAGAACGCCATCGGGCCGATCTATCGGTTGGATTTCGACTTCGATGCCACCTACGAGGGGCAAGCGTACGACACCCTCCCGCTTCCTCCCGGCCTGAAGAAGTTTGCCGGCGTGCAGATCACCTACGAGCGTCCCAACGGTGACCGCTCCACTGGCCCGTACCTCGACATCAACAAACCGGAGGAGTGGCATTCCTCCTTCGTCGCCATCGCGGCCACGGAGCGGTACAAGTGCTGGTTCGTCTCCAAGGACATCGAAGGGAACCTGAACACGATCAAGGACGTGACACCGTCGGTAGACGTGGAGGTCATCTACCCGCCGACTGGTCAGGGGCCGACGCCGGATGTCAAGAGCTTCCTCCTCGCCAACAAGCGCCACGCCACCATGATCGACGGCACGCTCTATGCGCTTGCCGATGCGTCCTGGGCGCCACCCGATAGCACGCGCTACAAGGGAGTCGCCATCTACCGCGTCGGCGTCGATCCGCCGGTCCTGATGGGAAGCTATCCCGCTCCAGCGAAGGCCGCGACGATCCAGATCAATACTCTGCCCAATACCTCGGAGACGTGGACGTTTGCGGCCATCGCGTACAACTATGACGGCACGCTCTCCGCCGATCCCTCCAAGTATCCGTGGACCGGCCTTCCGGAAGCGTCTCGCGTGCCCATCCAGACATGGGTCGTCGGCCCGCCAGGACCGGGCGGATCGGGCCAGGAGTTCGCGCCGCTCGGCACCGCTGGCACGGTGACCACGGAGCAGCAACTCAACTCCGATGGCATCGTGATGATGCGCCACAAGATCACGGGATGGGGCAACCCTGCTGACAATACCTTCGGCGGGATGAGCATCGCGCGGGTGCATGGCGGCGACATCGCCAACGCGACGTGGTGGGACGCGCCGAAGAACGCGACGAGTTACACGACCGAATGGGAACCAGCGCCTGCGGCGCGGACGTGGGATTTCTACTTCGTCAGCCGCTCGATGGACGGCAAGCGCAACTCGATCCAGGGAAACACGCCAAAGTTCACGCATCCGTTCACTCCGATGGCGGGCGACGTAATCGTGACGCGGCTCCCCAAGGACTGGTTCGATGAGACGGAGTTTGAGTGGCCCGCTGACGGGAAGTTCCAAGCGGAGCGGTTCATCGCCAAGAAGATCTACGTGGGAAGCATCCTCCGTGTCGGCGGCGGCACGCAAACGGGCATCACCAAACCCGACTTCGGCGGATTTGAGAACGGCCAGATTGCGGTGTACAACTCCAGCAACGTGCTGCGCGGCTGGATCGGGGAGCAACGATCACAGACCACGCCCGATCAGCCCACCAATCCGCATACGGTGCATGGCGCGTGGTTCAGCGAATTGTACATCGGCGGCGGCTCTCCGGTGAACGCGCCCATCTACGCGACCAATTCCGGCGTGGTGATCGTCGGCGGTTTTGAGTTCGTTCAGGGCCAGCCCTACGCGCCATACATCTCGATCCGGCGCAATACCGGCATCGAGGTGGGGCGCATCGGCGCCAGGATCTCGCGCAATACGGACGGCTCGACGCTGGTCCCGAACAACGATCCCGCCGACATCGCGGGCGCGTGGTTCACGGAGTTTGCGGTCGGCGGGCAGAGCCTCGCGGACTGGCGCATCCTCTCGCGGCGGGACGCATCCAACCCGGCCACGGGCGCGGATCTGGTGAACATGCGGAACATCAACAAGTTCACCATCGACTACCTCCAGAACTACCCGAACGGCTCCTATCCGAACAACGAGCCAGTCCACCTGGAGTTCGGCTATGACGCTTTCATGGTGGATAGCGCGGCTCCCGGCGCGTGGAAGTTTCCCGGCTTCAAGATCAACCGGACGAACACCACGCACGGCTCGATGCTCTTCACCCGTGGGCTGGTGCTCTACGGGCCGAACAGTCTGCGGAAAGCATCGCTGATCTCATGGAACGGCGACCAGACCGGGAATCCCGACACCGCAACCAAATGGTGGGGCGAACTGGCGCTCTACAACGGAGCGGGCGACGGCCTCGTCCTGCTCTCGGCGGGCGTCTCGGACGGCACTCCCGGCGTTCCCGACAATGCCTACAACGCTTCCTTCTTCCGGCTGCTCGATGAGCAGCGGAACATCAACTTCTCCGTCGATCAGCGAGGCAACGTCTTCTGTAGAGGCGCTCTCTCTGTGACCGGCGCTCTCTCTGCCGGTTCGTTGAGCGTCTCCAGTCTCACGGT